GCATGTCCTCGATGCCCGGTTCAGGCGGAGCGGTAAATCCAGCCTGCTTCTCGTCATCACCGAAGCTCTCTGCTGAGTCATCATCCGAGATGAGGGGGAACGTCTTGCGCCCCAGCTGGTCAATTAGGAAGACGTCAACATTCTTCTTGAGCAGGTAGAAATAGTAGCTGTAAAGATAGCCACTGAACGGAACCCAACCGCCCTGCTTACTGGGTGTGCGAGTGTAGTTCATCACGCATTGCAGGAAAGTCATCTTGACTGTCTGATCGATATCTTCTTCATCACCATAACGCTGTGCCATGTATTGGATGCCGCGCATGACCTCATGAACATGTTTGTAACCACCGGGATTGAGTTTATTCTTTAACAGATACATACGCACGCCAGAGTCCTTAACAAAGAGGGCTACGAACCTACGAATATCGTAATCCTTTAGAGAGAATCTAGCGTGATATAACATCGCTGTGTACTTGGCTAAGAAGTTGCTGAATATCTTTAGGAGTTCAGATTGAGCAACCATATCTCCACGCTGGGCCTTATTGATGAGGTCCTGCATCTCATCTTCAGTCAGATCATAGTACTCCTCGATGTACATCTTTTTCTTGCTGGCACTCATTTGCCCATCACTGCCTTCCTCGGAAAGTTTAAGCATGCGTACTCGCCACGAAGGTTAAAAGCAGCATTGTCATAGGCTATTGCAGCTTCTTCTTCTGTTTTGTATATGCCCAAATAATGATATTGACCATCGTGAATTATAGATGCTTGCCAACGAACTGACTTAGTAGAAGCACGACAGACTCCCTTGAAATCAGAAGCGCCCCGCTTGAAAACCTGCTGATTTGCTTGGTTCTTTCTATCATCTACTATACGTAAATTTATTCTGCGATTATCCAGACCATTGTGGTTTATATGATCAACGTCTCCCTCTGGGAAGTCTAATAAATATCTATGCATGAACATCTGCTTACGTGCTGTTCCTTTAATTGTTGTTACTGCGTACTTTAGGTGCTTCTTCTCTTGAATTGACCATATATACTGCTGGACAATATCTATATCCGCTTCATCTATTAGGGCATATTGGCCTTTAGTTAGCTCGATGAGCGCACCTTCAGGGGTGATAATAGGTTCTGGTGGAATTCTCCTTCTTTGCACTATTTGCCCTCCCAAGTAGGAATTCTATCCTTGAAGAGCTTGCTAAGATTCTCATAGAAAAGAACCTGAGGAACACCCAGGCTCTCACAAAACTCTCTATTCTTCTTAGAAGAACGTGCTATAACCATAGTTAATTGCATAAACTCATCAGGATAATATCTCTTAAATCTCTTTAGCTTGATCTCGCTGTTCTTGTCAAGATAACCCTTGACCTCTATCCACTCATCCGTGTTGCTCAGATAAATATCGGGGGTATAGGCTTTGTTCCCCCTCTTGACAGGGTAATAGAAAACCCTGGGCTCAAATTCGTACGGTATCTCGTAACTCTTAAAGATTCGTAGTACGTTAGCCTCCCATCCTGACCTAACGTTCAACCCCAAGTCTGCTCTATAACCTGACTTAGTGTGGGCGTATGCGTTGCCGCGCCCTTTAAACTTTGCCAGCTTCTGTGACTCTATCGAGCCCTTTTTTTTACGCAGCCTCTTTGGGTGTGCCCTTTCTGCTCGGGACAAGAAGAACTCCAGCTCCGCTAAGGGCTTCTCTGACTCGCGCTGCTGCAGGTCACGGAAATGCTTCTCGATTGCAGACTCAGAGCGATCTAAAATTTCGGATAGAAAAGTTAACTCATGATTATGGAAGTTTGTTAGTAGATACTGGTCCTCATCTTCGGTCCATCTAGGCATAGACACCTTCATTAATGTTTAGGTAGCACTGTACATGTTTAGTATAGCGGACCAAAGAAAGTTGTCAAAGTGACTTGCGCACTCACATCGCCTGTGCTACTGTGCCATCACCGGCAACCAACAAGTCGATAGGAGTTCCGGTGTTTGGTGAGAACAGTCCTTCCAACAAGTACCACCGTGGCCAGGTAGTCAAGTACATGGTCGATGGCCTAAGCGAAGAAGAAGCCATCACACGTGCAGATGAAGACCTCATCGAGTGGAGCCAGCCTCTACCGCTACCCGACGCCCCCGAGGATGCCTGGGTATAAGCGGGTCCCGTAAACGAGAAAGCCCCCTAACGGGGGCTTTTCTCATTCTGCGATAGGATAATCTTTATGAACTTCCACTCCACCATCATCGTAGTAAACTAGATACTCTACCCCTTGCTGAGTAGCTAACTCTACAATGTTTATAATTCGGCTCATCGCTTACGCATCCTTGCCACTCCGGTGCGACATGCTCCTGTCTTAGCAAAGTCGCAAAAGGTACATGGTCGTCTATCTTCTGTAGCAGTGAAGTTCCTATCATCAATGATAGTGTTCACTTTCTCTAGTACCGTTTCGTAGACGTTATGCATGTCTGCAGGTGTAAAAAGATGTCCTTTGCGTCGACCTGATCGTAGGTAGTACAACTCAGCATAGACGGGTGTATCCGGAAACATAATGGACGCAGCCAGAGCGTACAGACCAACCTGCAGGTTTGAATGAATGTTCTTTGCGGCGACTTCCCATTTACCACTCTTGTAGTCTGTGATTCGGATTGTCCCGTCCTTCTCACGAGTGATTAGGTCGATATACCCCAGGATTAATGCCGAACCGATGATGATGTTGAACTCTTTCTCCTTACCTATGATGTCGAATTCATCGTCCTCATGCCTGTCGACAAACTCCTGAATCATCTGACGACCAGCTCTTAGCAGGTCTTCATCAATCAGTTGGTCGGGGTCATAGGTTTCGAGATGATGGTCCATACGTACGAGCATGTCCTCGTAGACCAGCGTATCGCCCACAGTATCCTCTAAGACACCATGCACCACGTTCCCCAGTGAAGCTGCAGGACCAAAGACCCTGTCTTCCTTCTGGATATAGGTGAACCAGTACTTGCTGGGACACATCTCGTACGTATCCAAGCGAGAGTAGGACATGTTGATTAGAGCAAGTCTCTCTAACTCATCCAAGTCATCCAAGGTTTTCAGTTTCATCCATTCTCCAACACGATAAGGGGGAGATTACCGTACTCCCATTTACGTCCGCATGCTTCGCAGGTCCAAGCAAAGTCTTCATTTAGCCTCAACTTCTCGTGACTGTACGACTGGCACATCGCTGTCCTCCCCTGTTTCGATATCACTCATCGTCGTCAAACAGTTCCTCGAAGGCAGGAAGACCCAAAGCGTCTACCGGGTTGCCTTCTTCATCCAAGCGAAACCTGGTATTAGTTTCTGTATCCAGGTACCACCCATCTTTAAGGGGGATAAGGGCACCCATCTCCATGAAGTCGTCATCTGTATGCATCAACTTACTCCTATCATGTATCCGATATAAATGAATACTGGGGGAAATAGTAATCTGGTAAACCACTTCTGCCAGAGCTTATTTCTGTCAATTTTCTCTGCATCATAACTGACCAGAAGTTTGCCTAGTTCTCCTACATCCTCTTCGCGTAGTTCGATAGCAGCAACCGAAGAAAACAGCCAATAATTCTTGCTGCCGTTTGGCTGAGTGTGGACTTCTAGCTTCACACGCCCCATTGTGGTCTCATATTGATCCACATTATCAGGCAGTGCCATTGTTACCTCTCCTGGCCTCATCGATGAAGTCTCTGGTTGACGTACCATCATCGAACTGAATTGGGTCAAAGGTTGGATCACCTAACTTCTCTCGCTGTTCATCGACGTACTGATTCCACTCCATCTCATCCTGATCGACAGAGTCGGTAACCACCTTGCCAGCGAACGGGTCTGAGTAGAACTTACGCCTAATCACATGCCCATTCTTAAGCCGGTATTGGAGGATGCCTTCCCTACAACGACAGCGATCATCGATATGGTAAGGGTCACGTTGTCCTTCTGGATCATGACGACCACTGCACCGATTGCATTGTGCATACTGACCCTTGTTCTCACAACGGAAGCATGACAAGCATGTGTCCCAGCAAGGTAGGTCGCTTGGATTTTCCCATTTTGCACCACTAAACATGTGACACTGTCCTTCCTAGCATCTGTAGCTCTTCTTTGATTTTACGGTTAGCGGGCCTCTTGAACCTAAGAGACACCGTCATGCCGTCTACTTCTTCGTAGTTGACATACACCGGACAATCTCCTGGGTGCTTATGTATCAACTCTTTCATTCTATTAATAATATCATAGTCAGGCTTTGCTGTCAGGCGCATAATCAGCGGCTCACCAGAGCCGAACTGCGGCACCTGTGGCTTAGACATGCTGGAGAAGAACACCTTACTTATGATGTGTTCGTCATCGCCCTCTTGAGATATTCGTCCAGTTATGACAACGATGTCCCCTTCGCTGAACTTGTTGTTGCCCACTGCCCTGGGGAATACCAACACCTCCACATTGCCTGTCATATCCTCTAAGGTCAAGACAAACATCTTGTCACCTTTGCGGGTGGTCTTAGATGTCACCTTCGCGAGAATCCCTCCGACTGTAACCGTCTCGCCATCGGAGCAGTCTTCCAGACCGTCTATCGACGTGCTCACATTGGACTCTATTGTATGCCAGACCCCAACCAATGGGTGCTCTGTGATATAGAGACCCAGCTCATCACGTTCAGCGTCGAGTATCTCCATCTTGTCGTCTCGACTAATGGGTCTGTCCCCTTGCTCTGGTACCAGCTCATCAAAGGCCCCCGAATTAAAGAGGTGCTCCAGGGTTGCTTTGTTCAGAACATCAGGACTGGTGCGCCGCATAAAGTCATAGACACTGACATATGGCTCATCGGTACGGGAATCCATGATTGCACGCACCACCGCAGGGCCTATGCCACTGATAGAGTTCAAGCCGAACAGGATGGTGTCATCTGACTCAACCTTAAACTCAGAGAACGACTTGTTGATAGACGGTGGCAACACCTTGATGTCCATATTGCGACACTCATTGAGATAAGGGCCTGCCTTTTCCTTATTGTCTACCGAAGTCAGAAGAGCAGCCATGTATTCAGCTGGGTAGTTGAACTTCAGGTATGCAGTGATATAGCTAACCATTGCATATGAGGCTGCGTGAGCTAGGTTGAAACCATAGCCACCGAAGTACTCGATGTCGGAGTAGATTTTATTAGCCAGCTTCTCATCAACATTGTGTGTCTTGCGGCACCCCTCTACAAACTTCTCACGGAACAAGCCAATCTTATCCATCTGCTTCTTACCGATAGCTTTTCTTAGGTCGTCAGCTTCAGCTGCACTAAACCCGGCGAGGTTACGCGCAACAGACAATACGTCCTCCTGATAGAGCATAACCCCGTAGGTGGATTCTAGAAGCTCTTCAAGGATTGGGTGTTCTGCTTTTGTTTTGTCCCTTCCATGCTTACGAGCAATGAACAGCCGGTCCATTCCTGAACCAAGAGGCCCCGGACGGTATAGAGACACAAGCGCCATGATGTCTTCAATAGAGTTGGGCTGCAGAGCTATCATCATCTGACGCATACCAGACGACTCTAGCTGGAACACACCCATCGAGTACCCCTCACACAGTTTCTCGTATGTCAGAGGATCATCGAGTGGTATGGATTCNATGTCTAGCTTGAAACCTTTGCGTTCTTCTATGTTGTCAACACAGACGTCAATAACGCTCAAGTTTCTCAGGCCAAGGAAGTCAACCTTCAGCTGCCCACACTGTTCAACACGATTCATGTCCCACTGTGTGACAGTTGGGCCCTTCTTCTCCTTCTTGGGGCGCTGCATTACCGGGACGTAGTCTGTTATGGCGCTCTTAGCAATGACCACACCAGCAGCATGGATACCACTCTGTCTGACTAGGTTCTCCAGCCCTCTGGCCCCATCGATTATCTTTCTGGTATCTGGGTCACCCTCATATGCTTTACGCATATCAGTTGAATCCAGGGACTCTTCGAGGGTCTTGGTTACGCCCAGCTTGGGCGCAGGAACAAGCTTGCTGACATCATTACCTTTACTGAAGTCATAATCCAAGACTCTGGCAGCATCTTTGATTGCCTGTTTAGCCTTGACCCGAGACAAGGTTCCAATATGAGCAACGCGCTCTTCACCATACTTATCACGAGCATATTCTATGACTTCCTCTCTGCGAGTGTCGTCAAAGTCCAGGTCGATATCGGGAGGAGACTTACGACCCTCCACAAGGAAGCGCTCGAACAACAAACCAAACCGCAAAGGGTCCAGATTGGTGATACGCAGTGCATATGACAGTATGGAACCAGCCGCAGAACCTCTGCCCCATCCGGTACGAATACCATTATCACGAGCCCAGCGCGTCAGGTCGGACACAACCAGGAAGTACCCCTGGAAGCCACTCTCCCTGACAACGCGTAACTCATACTTAACACGGTCAACAACCTCATCGCTTAGGACTTCTCCATACCTATCATGGATGCCTTCCCATACTTTCTTCTCTAGGTAGGAGTCAACTGTCTCCTCTTCTGGAATAGGGAAATCCGGGAAGTGGAACTCATCAAAGGACAGGTCAAGCTCAACCATCTCTGCTACATCGAGAGTGTTTGACAGCCACTCGGGCTCGAACCTCTCGGCCATCTCGTCATATGTCTTAAGGTGGAACTCTTCTGGCCGAAACTTGAATCGCTCTTCCTCATCTACCTTAGCGTTCGTTGCCACACAGAGCATCAAATCATGAGCAACAGAGTCCTCTTTGTGTACGTAGTGGCAGTCGCCTGTAGGTACAACTGGTGCGCCAATCTTCTTGGCAATTTCTAGCAGCTGGGGGAGAACATACTTCTCCTCCTCGATGCCGTGATCCATGATTTCGATGAAGTAGTTATCTTTGCCAACCATGTCCTGCATGCGAGCAGCTGATTCTAATGCTTTATCAAACTCATCGGACATGAGAGCCTGGGCAACCTCACCATTCAAGCAGCCGCTCAGGACGATAAGACCATCAGCGTGTTCAGACAACAACTCATGATCAATGCGCGGCTTGACATAGAAGCCCTCTAAGAAAGCACGAGAGGAAAGCTTGATGAGATTCTTATAGCCAGTAGCGTTACGAGCTATGACTGTGAGGTGGTATGGACCACGTTGTGCAAGCTCGTCATTAGCCGGACCTGCACGCTCTTCGTCGTCCCTATCGAAACGAGTCTTACGCGCCTGGTATGCCTCCATGCCGAGAATGGGCTTAACGCCGTATTCTTTCCCAGCATCATAGAAGTCGAGCCACGCATGAATGTTTCCGTGATCGGTAACAGATAGCGCAGGCATACCCAACTCGGCAGCGCGCTTCATGTATGTATCTACCTGGCCGTGGCCATCTAGCATGCTGAAAGCTGAATGGTTGTGCAGATTCACCCAAGTATTAGTCACGCTTTACCTTTCTATCCATAAAGTGCCTACGGCAGAGCAACACATAAGCAACCTCAGACTCATCCGTGTCACCTACGACGACTTCTTCGCCCTCTGTGACCATGACTCCGTCAACGGTGCGGGCATTCTGGGTAGCTTTCTCGCCACACCAACAAAAGTTCTCTAATTGCAAATCAATTACTCTATCTGCTAGTTCAATCAGCCTGCGTGTTCCGGGGAACAGTTCTCCTTTAAAATTGACCTTTAATCCATACGCGTACACATCAGACTGACCGTGGTCAGCAATGTAAGCAAGTTCTTCTATCTGTTTAGGACTATAGAACTGAACCTCGTCACAAACGAGAGCATCTGGCCTATGCCTCATGTTGGCGTAATGTTTCAGGATGCGAAACTCATCACCTATAGTGGTCGACTCTCGCTCAAAACCAAGCCTCGACGTGATGCCGCCTGACTTACGGTCATGCATCGTCATGACCCAGATGTACTTGCCCGCCTGCTCCAGGTTGTAAGCAGTCTGGAGGGCGAGTGTTGACTTCCCGGACGACATGGGTCCGGTATAAAACCTCAGCTCTGTCACCTCTGCTCCTTTATGTCAGATAATAGTATAACAATACTCCCCGGCGATTGCCAGGGAGTAGAGGGAGGTTTGTATATGTTTTTAGGGAAGGATTCTTCCGATGGATATCACCTTACGAAGGAGCCATCTCATTCTTCCATCTTATGAAACTCAATCTTGGAGATGTCTCCACCCTTGTAGTAGCTAATGCTCTTCACCCGTGGGCAAATCTCAGGCTTCTTGGAGTGACCAATTCCGTCACAGTATGGGCAACGAGGAGAGCTGCCCCACGTAACAGTGGTTCCTGTCGTCCAGAAATCGTGAGTAGGATAGGGGGTATAGGGTGCGACACAACTCTCAGTACTGTCTGTAATTTCCATCACTTACCTCCATAATCATTTTTGTGAAATCCGCTGCCTTTAAACTGCACACCAGCCGGGGACCACACTCTAACAAGGGGTTGTTCACAGTGGTACGCGTCGACTTCGTTAGTGTCAAACGCAAACACTCTTTCACATTTCTTACACTTAAATTCATAAGTAGGCATTGTGACCTCAGTCGTGGTTGGGGACACCACGTTCTCTGTCCGACTGCTTCAGGGCTTGCTTAACATTGTCCCTACGTGTGATTATCACAATCCCACTACAATAGTGGCAAGGAATAGCTCCACCCTGCTGGAAAAATGGATTCTTAATCAGTCTCTGGCTGTTCTGCACCGAATGACACTCGGTGCAAACTCCCACCTCTGGGTCTTGGTCTGGTGAATGCTCAGGCATATACACTCCTAGGTTCGCTGGCTTTCTTCTCTGCACCTCGCAAGGCGCTCTTCAGGGTGGCGCTCACTTCGCGTGGTTCCAATCCCATATCAACCCCTATATCATACAACTTATTAGTAATGGCTTCAACATCCATATCAGCATCAATAGCTGTGATGTAGAGCCTATAAGCTTGGCGACTTAAGGTAAGGTTACGGTTCTTTCCTGCCTCGGCCTCACGCAGTGCCTCAAGAGCGGACTTCCACACTGAACGAACATACTTCTTAGAAGGTCCTTGAAGTACTGATGTCCCATACTTGTTGAACAGCTCCAATCTTCTGCGAGCTGCTTCTTTACGCTCTTCCTCTTTGAGTTCAGCCAGACGTACAGTCCATGACTTGAACCACTCATTTGCCTGCATACTAAATGTAAACTCAGGCTCTTCCAGGTTGCGTGGCCCTCTAGCGATGTCCATTATGTCGCTCAATGAACCCATCAATTCGCCCTCAAGTAACTCCACCTTGAAGAGTCCTGTCTTCTGATGACGAGAATCAGGCATACGCCACATGCGTCTGGGTTCGTAGACTGCGAAATCAATAGTGGCCAGGTCCAAGCTCTTTTGGTAATGCTCTGCTATAAGACGATGAACTTTCGATAAGTCCGGCGAGATGCTCAGACCAAGAACCGATGCGGGCACCTCGATGTGGAACCCTTTAGACCCCGTGAAGTATGTGCGGATGCTATCTGACGGAATACTATCGCTCAACGCACTATAGAGACGCTTCACTTCAGCATGTGAGTATTCAAGGTTGTCTGAGTCCAAATCGAAATAGAAAGGACCAGTACGAGACGCATCTAGGTTTGGCTCCTGGTATCGAAACACAGATGTATAGACACCCGTATTGCGATGCCTATCTCTAAACTCATCTAAGTCATCCACGCAAGGCATGACAGCTTCGCCATCACGTTTCTCACGGATTACTGCATTGATTTTAGATACATACTTCGCAACCTCAACGAAGCGGAAATCAGAATATCCCATGTCCTGCACCCTCCGGCTCATCCCATTGCCACACCTGGGTGGCGGGCAATTTCTCTGCTTCATCATTGTTGCGGTGGTATGCAGACTCACGCAGGAAGATGTCTAGATTGTTATTTAGATACTGCCTACGTAAGAATCTCTGTTGCGCATCCATTACAGGTCCTCATCAATGTCTATCTCAAGGAAGCGGGGTTCACTATCACGGCTTAGGTCGGCAGTTAGGAAGATGGCCATCTCATCGATTGCTTTCTGTGCTCGCATGTATGCGTCAAGAAACTCAGGATCAGGTGGATTGTTAAGTGACCGCATCATGTTGATGAGATTTGAGGCCGCGAGACCCAGCGATTCGAATGCAAAAGCTGTGCTCTTATTCATCATTGGATTCGTCTTCCTTCCATCGCCAGTCTTTTTGGTCATCTCCATCCAGCATCACATGCAACTTACTTGCTAACAAATCTGCCAAATGAAGCGTCAGTTCCATGCTAGTGACGGGCGTAGTCTCCGGAATGGGCGACCACGAGCCCATATGGCATCGAACCATACGTAGTATAGTAGCGAGGTCTTCGTCACTAATCCATAGTGTGGAAGACTTAGACTCATCGGTGAATTTCTCATCCTCAGATCGAACGAACGCTACAAACGCATCAACCGTATAAGGGTGCATAGGGTCATAAACCATCTTCCCTTCTGGGGTGATGGTGCCCTTAGTGATGTCGTGAATCAAAGCTGCAGCAGTGATGTGGTCAAGCTCTTCTTGGCTTCTGTCTTGAGCAACAGTCATCTCACGTGCTATACGGACAACACGTTGCGTGTGTAATACACCGCCCCCATCACCGCGCTCATCAGGAGGATGAAAGTTACCCGTAAAGCTAGAAGGCATCTTCCAGAAAGAAGCGGGAGCCTTAACCAAAACTGCCCGAACGAAGGACATAATGCCTGGGTCTTCAATGGTGTCTATCTCCTCTAATAGGGGAGCTAGAATCTTATCTTCCTCCAGATATCCTTCGTCACCTTCGCCTAGGATATCTTCTAATACATCATCCTTCATCTTGCAGCCTTTCCCAGAGAACTTTAATACAATGTGACACAAAATCATGAGGTGGTTTATCCATATAGTCCATGATAGCAACCACCTTCTCTGTCTCTACCTCTGTCAATAAAAAGCCTAGACGATTACCGTCAAAGTGTGCTTTTGGCATCACGTAACCACCTGTGGCCACTCATCGAAGTTGGCACACGGCTCATCAAATGGGCACCCTTTACAGTAAGCGGTGAACCCACGACGCGGAACATATACGTCTGTATTCTTTATCTCTAAAGCCCAATACATGAGAGCATTTATGTCTGCCTTTGTTGGCTGTTCGACGTTGACATATGATGCATGAGCACTCGTTAAATCGTAACAAAGATAATCAACTTTGCCGCGAACACTCTTGTCATTGCGATGCTCAAACGCGAAACGCATAGCAGCCATATCTAACATCAAGCTATCGATACCAGGCCTGCGTTGTAAAGCATTCCACTTGATAACCTTGAAGTGATCATTCTTTCTCAATACCAAATCAATAGCACCGCTGAGACGCATGTCATCACCAAGCGGGATGAGATAATTCTCATCTATCATGATTGGGTCGTAATCGTCTTCTGCAAACTCGTTATGGAATGCCTCTAATGCGGCAGCAGCTGTGTTGCTGTAGGTTGCCATGTTGCCCTTAACGGACTCGTGCTGCTCGACGGCCATATCGTACACAGTCATGTCTTTTGGAAACCACAACTTCTCCCATCGATTTAAGATGGCAGTGTAAGAAGGTGTAGTTTCAGCTTGCTTTTTATAGAAGAAGAACGAAGCAACCTTTTTCAGGGTGTTCTCGAACCTATCAACCATGAGTTCACGGCTATAGATTGGAATATGTCTTTGCTCTTCATACTTGTAGCGGTAATAGAGTTCACAAACCTGAAAATCTCTAATGGCCTCTACATCAAGAGTTTTTACTTTGGTCTCGGTAGGCATCAGTATGGGTCTCCTAAATCGTCAATGCTGACGCTTGTCTCGTACCTC